GGCGCCGACGAGGTGCGCGCGTTCATCCGGGGCGCGCACGCGTTCGTTCCGCCCGATGACGCGGCCCGCGCGAAGATTTCCGGCCGATCTACCCCTTCTTCTGCTGGCGCAGCCCCCGCTTCGGGCGCGGAGCCTGACGGGCCCGATGAGCGGTGGCGGGGCTTCCTGCTGACCTCACAGAAGGGCGCCACGCTGGCCGTCCGCGACAACCTCGTTCTCGCGCTGGACGGCCTGCCCTCGAAGGGCGTTCCTGGCATCCCCGAGGTCGAAGGCGTGATCGCGTTCAACGAGTTCACGAACAACGTCATCAAGCTCAAGCCGCCGCCCTGGGGCGGCAAGGCGGGCGTGTGGGAGGAGGAGGACGAGCTGGAGATGGGTAACTGGCTCACCCGCGAGCACTGGTTGCCCAGCATGCCCCGGGGCACCCTCGAGGAGGCCGTGCTGATGGTGTCGAAGCGGCACAAGTTCCACCCCGTGCGCGAGCGGCTCGAGCGAATCCGGGGCACCTGGGACGGACAGGGGCGTCTTCGCACGTGGCTGCGGCACGCCTGCATGCGTGAGCAGGACGCGGTCGACAAGGCCACCGAGGAGTACCTCGCACGGGTAGGTACGTGGCTGCTGATGGCCATGTGCGCCCGCGTGCTGCCCGAGAAGAAGGACGGCAGTCGGGTGATCTGCGGGCCCGGCACCAAGTACGACTACATGGTGATCTTCGAGGGCGCCCAAGGCGCGAAGAAGAGCACGCTCGCGAGCGTCCTGGGCTGGGAATACTCGGCCGACACGGGTCTCGTGCTCGGCGAAAAGGACAGCTACCAGAATTTGCAGGGCATCTGGGTGTACGAATGGGGCGAGCTGGACGCGCTGAACAAGAGCGAGGTCACGCGCGTGAAGCAGTTCGTGTCGAGCCAGAAAGACCGGTTCCGAGCGAGCTTTGACCGACGGCCGAAGGACTACCCGCGACAGGTCGTATTCATCGGCACGACGAATGAGGACCACTACCTCACGGACAGCACTGGCAACCGGCGGTTCTGGCCTGTGGCGGTTACGAGAGAGATCGACATCGAGTGGGTCGCGGCCAACATCGAGCAGATGTTCGCCGAGGCCCTCGTGTACGTCGACGCGGGAGAGCGGTTCTACCCGACGGCGAAGGAGCAGCGGGAGCTGTTCAACCCGCAGCAGGACGCACGCACGGTCGAGAACGCGATCGAGGCCGACATCACCCGCTTCCTCTACGACGAGCGGCAGCACGTGCCACTCGGCCAGGAGAACGGGTCGCTCCTAGAGGAGATCGGCCTGACCGACCTCTTGAAGCGCATCGGCTACCCGGTGGACAAGCAGACCGCGACCGTGATGAAGCAGGCCGGATCGACCATGCGTCGGCTCGGCTGGCACACGGCCCGTTCCGACAAACCAGGGCGGACGCGCGTGTACGTCCGACCCGCCGACCTGCCCGACCACCTCAAGGCCGGCGGCAGCAGAAGTATCAACGGCTCGACGCAGAGCCCGAAACCAGCAGGGGCCGCCAGTGACTGCCCGTTCTGACCAGCGAACGCGTGGCGACGCGGAAAAGGTCGGGGCAGTCCAGGCCGTTCCGATGTAGCTGAGCGCGACCAGGCGCGCCTGGATCACCTGCTGTCCACGTTGTCCACGTGCCCGCATCGATTCCTGAGCAGAGCAGAAGCCTCAGCCAGGACGCCGAGGGCGGAGCTGTGCTCGAGGTGTCCAGGTGTCCAGGTCAAAGCGCAGGCGGGCGGGGTGCAGGCGTCCGCACTCGCACGCGTGAGGGCCAGACGAACCCACAGATCAATGAAAGGACATGGACATGGTGGACAGGAAGGAAGAAGTTGGGAAGCGGCGGTTCGATTGGTTGCCGGTCGAGATGCCCGCGGTGGCCCGGCTCGTGCGGGAGAGGCGGGCGCTGTACGGTGACGCGCATGTGAACGAGTGCTGGAAGCGCGGCGTGCTCGAGCGCACGCCTGGCTGGTTCTTTGCGCGGGAGGGCGCGCTCGCCATCGGCACGCCGTGGGACACGCCGGAAATGACCAACTTCGCAGCCCTGCAGGTTACCGCCACGCAGGGACTGCTCGTGCTACGTGAACCTGGAGTTGGTGATGGCGCGCATTGAATGGGTAGAGCAGCGACTTCAGAACTGGGCTCGGTGGCGGCTGATCCGCGGCGGCGGGGTGCTCGGCTACGCGTCGGTGAACCTCCTCGCTGCAGCGATGCCGAGGGCGACGGATGTTGATGCGCCGGTTCCAACGTCGGATGTCGACGCTCACGAGGTAGACGATGCGGTCGCCCGCCTGCCATCCGAGTTGAAGGCGACGGTGCTGGAGGTGTACGTGGGTGAGGGCGGGGTCCGCCAGAAGTTGGCCCGGCTCTGCGTGTCCGAGCCGACCCTGCACGCGCGGGTGGGACGCGCTCATCGCCTGTTGGCTGACCACCTGCTCGCCAAGCAGGATCGCCTCAAGGACGAACGTGAGCGCGTCGACACATTGCGGCGGCGCTGCCACCTCGAATGATCGCGAGAAGTCTACAGATCCGCCAAACGGCTCATCAGGTTTCTATACTTCAAGACGGCCCCGTCGACGGTCGCATCAAGGGAGTAGAAGCCGGCGGAGTCGGTGCCGTGCGCCTCGTCCAGACCGAGTGCTTTTCGGAGCCGCTTCACCTCGTTCACAGGAACGTCAAAGTCGATGCGATGCCTGCCAGTCTTGACCACAAGGTTCCCGCGTCGAATCTTTACCATGTTGTCTTTCGGCTTGGCGATCTCGCAGCCCTGTGCCGAGAGCAATGTGCACATCTCCTTGAAGCGCATGGTGTTGTCGCCTCTGATGATTGGCCGCGTGTGAGCACGGAGGAAATCGGCGACCGCCTCGACTTCAGCATCGTCGTCTCGCTGCCTTCCGGGACGCAGCGGAATCTCGTGGGCAGCCATCGAGCGTGCCAGCTCGTAGAGGTCATCGTCGTCGGCATCGACCAGCTGCTCCTTGTTCCGGTCCAGAAACACAAGCAGCGAGACCAGCGCGGTCCGCTTGTTGGCGTTCTCAAAAGGATGATTCATGGCGATCCCATAGAAGAGCGTCGCCCCGACTTCAGCGACAGTCGAATACTTGTAGACGCCTCCCGCACCCGTGTGCTGGCGGAACACCGCCGTCTCCAAGTTGTTCGGCTTCAGCGGAGCTAGCTGCCCAAATGCCTTTGTCGCCATGTCCGTGTAAGTCGCCATGCGCTGACGGACGAGCATCACTTCGTCTACGGTCATACGGTGAATCTTCTCGCTCACAACAATCCCCCTTATCGTCTGGTTGGTGATTCCTAGAGGTGAGCATATTGCCATGCGCTCTTCGCGCACACTGGGCGTCCGGTACTGGGGGGTTTTACGGACGAGAGTAAACCGCTACATTTCATGCACGCTGGGGTTAAGACCCGGCAGAAGTTGATCAGAGAACGCCCGACCCGCCTCACCGCGCGTCGGGCGTTCTCCTTTCTGGACCACGTCATGCCGAAAGCCGCGCCGCGCCCTTGCACTGCGCCAGGCTGTGGCGTGCTCGTGGCCGGCGGCGGTCGTTGCCCGGCCCACCCGATCAAGGCATGGGCCAAGCGCGCAGCGCGTGCTGGCACCACCACCGAGCGCGGCTATGGCCACGAGTGGAGGAAGCTGCGGCGCGAAATCCTGGAGCGGGACAACTACCTGTGCCAGGTCTCGCTGCACGAGGGCCGCATCGTCGCGGCCACCGAGGTGGATCACGTGATCAACAAGGCGACCTGGCTGGACCTGCACGGCACGTCGGCCGGGGTCGATGAGCCGAGCAACCTGCAGTCGCTGTGCACGGAAGAGCACCGAAAGAAGACGCTGGCCGAGGCGCGTGAAGGCGCGCGCGGTCTGCAACGTTGAGGGCCCCGGTACCACGGAACCCGAACGTGCTCGGCAGGGGCAAATGCCGAGGGCTCCCACGGTGCTGCAGCCGTGCGATCGGGAGGGCAGATAGGGCGGCACCCCAGCGCCTCGCCGGCTCGGGCCAGCGGGGCGTGACCCCATGGGGCGCACGCGTCGGTGCGGCGCGCTGGCCGGAGGAAGGGGGCGGATTAAAGTCTGCCCCCTCAGCCAGATGACCGGCGGCTGAGGCAGATTTTTGCGCGCGCAGGTTTCGGGGGGTGGGGGGTCAACAGGAGGTCAAGGTGGGTGCACGAGGTCCGGCGGCGAAACCGCCCGAGCTGAAACTGCTGGAGGGGAATCGCGGCAATCGCGCCATCGACCTGACCAGCATGTTCCGGCCGGAGGTGGCTGCGCCGCCTATGCCTTCTGGCATGAGCCGCGACGGCAAGAAGGCGTGGAAGCGCCTGGTGCCCGAGCTGCTGCACTACAACCTGCTGTCAAAAGTCGACGCGGACGCACTGGAAGCCCTGTGCGAAACCATCGGCCTGCTGAAGGTGCTGCGCCGTTCCATCAACGCGAAGCAGGAGAAGCTGCTCAGCGAAAAGGGCGACCCGGCCGAGGCCATTGAGGTGCGCACGCCGAACGGGCTGCGCATCCAGTCGCCCACGTACCAGGCGCTCAACCGCGAGACCGAGAAGCTGCGCACCTGGCTGGCCGAGTTCGGGCTGACGCCGGCCCAGCGCGCGCGCGTCAGCACCGCGATCCGGCAGCAGCTGCCGCTGTTCGACGCGAACAAGTCGGCTCCGCAGAAGCCGACCCCGGGCAACGCCACGAGCTTCGCGGACTTCTGAGGTGGCGACGTATCTGGAGCGTGCTCGGGGCTACGCCGAGCGCGTGGTGTCGGGCGCGGAGGTGGCCGGCAAGTTCGAGCGGCTGGCGTGCCAGCGGTTCATCGATGACATGGACGTGCGGCAGGGGAGCGAGGAGTTCCCGTACCGGTTCGACGAAGGCGCGGGCGCGCGGGCCTGCAACTTCGTGGACCTGATGCCGCACATCAAGGGTGAGTGGGCAAAGCCGATCTACGTGGACGGCCAGATCCAGTACGCCACCCTCAACATGGAAGACTGGCAAGTGTTCAAGACCATCAACCTCTTCGGCTGGGTGCACATCGTGACCGGCCTGCGGCGCTTCCGGCGCTCGTACGAGGAGGAGGCCCGCAAGAACGCGAAGTCGACGTGGGCCGCTGCCGTGCTGTTGCTGCTGCTGGCCGCCGACGGCGAGGCCGGAGCCCAGGTCTACAGCGCCGCGACGACGGGTGATCAGGCCCGTGAAGTGTTCGACGTGGCGCGCCACATGACGCTGCGCAAGCCGGACTTCATGGCGCGCTTCGGCGTGACGGTGGGCGCCCATGACATCACGATCCCGTCGACGGCCAGCGGCGCCAAGCCGCTCAACGCCGAGGGCTCGACGCTGGACGGCCTCAACATCCACGGTGGCGTGGTGGACGAGCTGCACGCGCACAAGACCCGCGCGCTGTGGGATGTGCTGGACAGCGCCACGGGCGCACGCAGCCAGCCGCTCATCCTGATGATCACCACGGCCGGCAGCGACCGCAGCGGTATCTGCTACGAGCAGCGCGACTACACCATCAAGGTGCTGGAGCGGACGCTGATCGACGAGACCTGGTTCGGGATCATCTTCACGCTCGACGAGGGCGACCTGTGGCACGACCCCGCGGTGTGGCGCAAGAGCAATCCGAACCTGGGCGTCAGCGTCAAGGTGGACGACCTCGAGGCGGCTTGCCGGAAGGCCCTCGCCATGCCGAGCGCGCAGGGAAACTTCCTGACGAAGCGGATGAACATCTGGGTCAACGCCGACAGCGCCTGGATGGACATGATGGCGTGGGACCGTTGCGCGGACCGCTCCCTGACCGTCGACACCGTTCGGCATCTGCCCTGCGTCGCCGGTCTCGACCTGGCCAGCAAGGTCGACGTCGCGGCGAAGGTGCGGCTGTTCGCCGATGAGGTGGCCGACCGCTACTACCTGATCCCGACATTCTGGCTCCCCGAGCGCGCGGTGGAGCAGGGCCGCAACAGCCAATACGACGGCTGGCGCCGCGCTGGCCATCTGCAGGTGACCGACGGCGAGGTGATCGACTTCGACCTGATCGAGGAATCTGTGCGCAACGATCTCACGACGCTGGACCTGCAGGAAGCCGCATGCGACCCGTGGCAGGCCTCGCCGCTGATCAGCCACCTGCTCGACGATGGCGCACCGATGGTGGAGTACCGCCAGACCGTGCAGACGATGAGCGAGCCGATGAAGGAACTCGAGGCGCTCGTGCTGCAGGGCAAGCTGGTGCACGACGGCAATCCGATGATGACCTGGATGATCAGCAACGTGGTGTGCCACCGCGACGCGAAGGACAACATCTACCCGCGCAAGGAGCGCGACGAGAACAAGATCGACGGTCCCGTGGCGGCAATCATCGCGATTGGGCGCGCGTTCGCCCGGCGCGAGACCACGTATACCGCCGGCTTCGTCGATCCGTCGGCGATGACTGTGCAGACGTCTGCGGACACGACGGCATGACGCAGGCGCTCGCGCTCAAGGCCGGCGGCACGCTGGCCTCGTGGCTGGCTGCGCGCGACGGCGCGCTCGCGCGGGCGGGCTTCGCCCAGCTCGAGAACGCGACGTACAGCCCCGAGATCATGGAGGCCTTCGGTGTGACGCCGGGCCCGGCCGGCATGATCGTCAGCGCGAACTCGGCCATGCGGGTTGCCGCGGTGTTCGCCTGCGTGCAGAAGATTGCCGGCGCCATCGCCACGCTTCCGATCCAGGCCTACCGCGTCGATGGCGACGTCGAGGCGAAGCTGCCGCGCGACGACCTCTGGTACATGCTCAACGAGCAGCCGAGCGCGCAGTACACGGCCGCGAGCCACTGGGAGGGCGTCAGCATCGCGCAGCTGCTGCGCGGTGACGGATACACCTGGATCCGCCGGGGCACGAACAACAAGCTGCGCGAGCTGAAGCCACTGCCCTGGGGCGGTGTCAGCCCTGTGCGGCAGCCTGGCGGTGCGGTGCGGTACTACGTGAACTTGCCGGACGAGGGCATCTCGACCTGGCTAGAACCGTCCGAGATCCTGCACTTCCCGGGTTTCGGCTTCGACGGCTTGACCTCGATGTCGGTGATCAAGCACGCCGCGCGAGCCGCGGTGGGCAACGCTCTGGCGATGGACGAGTACAGCGGCAAGTTCTTCTCGAACGGTGCGCATCCGTCGATCGTGCTCGAGACCGAAAAGGGCATGAAGCCGGACCAGATCACAGCACTCCAGACGGCGTTCTCGGCCAAGTACGCCGGGATACAGAACGCTCATCGCATCCCGCTCGTGCTCACCGAGGGGATGAAGTCGAAGGAGCTGAGCCTCACTGCCGAAGACGCTCAGCTGCTCGAGGCCCGCAAGTTCCAGGTGATCGACATCGCGCGAGCCTTCGGCGTGCCACCTCACATGATCGGCGAGACCAGTGCGTCGACGAGCTGGGGCAGTGGCATCGAGGCAATGAGCCGGGCCTTCGTGACGTACAGCCTGCAGCCGCACCTCGTGCGCATCGAGCAGGAGCTGAACCGGAAGCTCTATCCGAGCGATCCCGGGCGATTCCTGCGGTTCGAGCGCGAGGCGCTGATCGAGGGCGACAGCAAGGCCCAGGCGGACTACTACCGGGCGGCGCTCGGTGGGCCTGGGACGGGCCAGGGCTGGATGGCGGCCGACGAGGTGCGCAAGAAAAAGGGCCTGCCCCCGATGGGTGGCGCCGCGGCGGAATTGTTCGACCCGCGGCAAGCGAAAGGAAAACCGAATGAAGCTCCTCCAGCTGCTGCGTGACAACGCGGGCCGCAAGAAGCAGCCGCAGAACCTGGTGCGTAACGGCACCCAGGCCTCGCTGTACATCTACGACGTGATCGACCCGTACTGGGGTGTCAGCGCGCAGTGGGTCATCGATGTGCTGGCCGGCATCAGCGATGTCGAGCAGCTCGACGTCTACATCAACAGCCCCGGGGGCGACGTGTTCGAAGGGCGCGCCATCATGGCCGCCCTCGGTCGCTTCGCCGGCAAGACCGTCGCCCACATCGACAGCCTCTGCGCCAGCGCCGCGACCAGCATCGCACTGGCCTGCAACGAGGTTGAGATGTCGGACGGGGCGTTCTTCATGATCCACAACGCCAGCGGATTCGTGTGGGGCGACAAGACAGACATGCGCGAAACCGCGGATCTGCTGGAGAAGGTCGAAGGCGCGATCGTCGACGACTACGTGCAGAAGACCGGGAAGGACGCTGCCGACGTCGTGGCGTGGATGGACGACGAGACATGGTTCACCGCGGCCGAGGCGCTGGAGCACGGCTTCATCGACCGCGTGACGCCGAAGGCCGGCACGAAGAACACGTGGAACCTCGCCGCCTTCGACAAGGCCCCGAAGGCTCTGGCTGCGCCGGCCCCGGCGAACGATCCCCTTGCGCCTCCGGCGCCCCAACCTTCGATGACGCAGGCGAACCAGAACCGCCTGCGTCTCGCCCTCGTTGCCTAGCGCTCTCGCGCATGACAAACCGTAGAGGGCCGGTCCGCCCTCGATCTGACGAAAGACTCACATGACGATCCAACAACTGCGCGAGAAGATTCAGAACCTCGCGAATGCTGCCAAGGCCATGCTGGCCGAGAAGGGCGAACAGGTCTGGTCGAAGGAAGACCAGGCCAAGTTCGACAATATCACCGACGAGATCGAGCGCGCCAAGAACCAGATCAAGTCGGAAGAGAAGCTGCGCGAGCTGGAGGCCGACAACTTCTTCAACGGCCCGCGGGACGACAAGGAACCGAAGGGCGACAGTGGCGAGATCACGGTCAAGCAGGCCGTCGCCCTGTACCTGCGCCATGCTCCGGAGAACCTGTCCCCCGAGCAGGCGATGGCCATTCGCAACGCCATGTCCACGACGACGCCGGCCGAAGGCGGGTACACCGTGCCGTCCGAGATCGCGACGATGGTGGTCGACGCCCTGAAAGCGTTCGGCGGCATGCGCGACATCGCGAACGTGATCAGCACCGACAGCGGCGCGCCCCTGAGCTGGCCCACGTCCGACGGCACGGCAGAAGTCGGCGAAATCGTGGCCGAGAACGCGGCTGCCACGGGCCAGGACATCACGTTCGGCACGGTGGCGGTGAACCCGTTCAAGTACAGCTCGAAGAAGATCGCGCTGCCGATCGAACTGATCCAGGACAGCGGCATCGACGTGATCGCGTTCGTGCTGGAGCGCCTGGCGACGCGCCTGGGCCGCATCACGAACCAGCACTACACGGTGGGCACCGGGACGGGCCAGCCCTCCGGCGTCATGACCCGGGCGAGCGTGGGCAAGACCGGCACGACCGGCCAGACGCTCACCGCGATCTACGACGACGTGATCGACCTGATCCACTCCGTGAACAGTGCGTATCGCCGCAACGCACGCTTCATGCTGGCCGACTCGAGCCTGAAGGTGCTGCGCAAGATCAAGGACACCAGCGGCCGTCCGATCTGGATGCCGGGTGATGCCGAGGGCATCACGGGGGGCATCCCCTCGACGCTCGCGGGCTACCAGTACACGGTGAACGACGATGTCGTGGCCATGGCGGCCAACGCGCGCTCCATCGCGTTCGGCGACTTCCAGAAGTACGTGATCCGCGACGTGAACAACAGCTACGCCCTGCGTCGCTTCGACGATTCGGCATTCGCGCTGAACGGTCAAGTCGGCTTCTGCGGCTGGCAGCGTACGGGCGGCAACCTGCTCGACACCGCGGCCGTGAAGGTCTACGTCAACTCGGCAACCTGATCAACCTCGGGGCGGCCGCGTGCCGCCTCCACCCCGGAGAAGCCATGAGCAGAACAAAGCCCACGGTCCAGGCGTCTGCACAAGACGCCGCCTTGCCGAACGCTGGCGCCGACGCGGAGGCCGCAGCAGACTCCCAGGCCGCCGCCGACGCGAAGGCTGCAACAGACGCCCAGGCCGCCGCCGACGCGAAGGCTGCAGCTGATGCCCAGGCCGCGGCCGATGCGAAGGCTGCTGCGGATGCCCAGGCCGCTGCCGACGCGAAGGCTGCAGCAGATGCGCAGGCCGCCGCCGACGCGAAAGCTGCAGCGGATGCCCAGGCCGCCGCCGCGGCGGCGGCTCGGCCGCACGTCGAAGCAGCCGTGCTGACCGACTGCCTGTTCGGCAAGGTGGGCACCGTCGTCGAGCTGGACGAGGTGCACGCACAAGCTGGCGCGGATTCGGGCGTG